CTAATAAGTTGGTACGCGGCTTACGTATCCCAAGTTCGTACTTACCAACTGGAGCAGATGACGGCGCTTCACAGTATAATGATGGACGTGTGGGTACTGCCTATATACAAGAACTACGCTTCAACAAATATTGCGAACGTTTGCAATCCATGGTTGAAGAAGACTTCAACAAAGAGTTCAAACTATTCTTACAAAGCAAAGGCGCAAACATAGACTTTAGTATGTTTGACTTGAGGTTAACACCTCCACAAAACTTTGCAGCATACAGACAAGCAGAACTTGATAACAATCGTATTAGCACATTTACAAGTATGGCAGCAGTGCCTTACATTTCAAATAGATTTGCACTACAACGTTTCTTAGGACTAAGCGAAGAAGAGATTGCAGAGAACGAACGTTTATGGCAAGAAGAAAATGATGAAAACTTAACCGACTTAATTTCAGATGACATGGCAGGTGAAATGCGTGGCGCTGGATTAAGTGGTGCTGACTTAGCAGGAGATCTCGGAGGGCTTGAGGACGAGTTAGGTGGCGATGCTGGTGGCGTAGATGGCGGCACTGGAGATGCACCTGAAACAAATACTGAAGCTGAACTTGGTGGAGCAGAAGCTGATACGGCACAAACTATATAAATAATAATATGATACTACGAGAACTATATTACTTTGACCAAGATACAATGGAACCAGTTGAGGATCAAACATATGATCCTGAAAACGATAAAAGTGTGGTCGATATAGATGATAGTCGTAAAAGTAAACTTTCATTAAAGGATATTAATCGCGCCCGCAAAGCCAGTGATGCTCATAGAGAGCAAAAAGCTAAAGACTTAAACTACATTAGACAAATGTATGGATTAGCAGCACAGGCAGCCGCCGGTGGGATGTAATGAGCAGAAAAAAAGCGTTTGTATTAGGCAACGGTACTAGTCGCCAAAAGATAAATCATCATAAACTAAAAGAACACGGAACTGTATACGGTTGCAACGGACTATACAGAGAGTTTGTTCCTGATCATTTAGTAGCAGTAGACACTAAAATGATTATTGAAATAGCTGAAACCGGATATCATGCTAAACACAGTGTTTGGTCAAACAGAAACAAACTAACAGAAAAACATCATGATGTAAAAATTATGGAACCTAACAAAGGCTGGAGTAGCGGACCTACTGCATTATTGTTAGCTTCTCAGCATGAACATAAACAAATATTCATTTTAGGTTTTGATTATGTAGGTATAGGTAAAGATAAAGAACGTGTAAACAATGTATATGCTGGTACTAGAAACTATAAAAAACTAGAAGATAGAGCAACATATTATGGTAACTGGCAAAGACAAACTATGATGTGTATAAATCAGTATCCTAGGACTAAATACTATCGAGTGCTTGAAACAGCAGAGGATTACATACCAGATCATTTAAAAGATTTATCTAACCTATCGCATATAACTATAGATGATTTTAACAAGATTTATGGGTAAAACCATAAAACGGGCTGTTTTGACCCCATTTTCAGCGTATATTTTAAATAATGTGTAAATATAATAGACAGCCTTGTAACATATAAAGGAGATTAACATGACTGATCGCAACAAGTTTGAAGAAATGCTTGAGCGTCTTGTCAACGAAGACAAAGAAGGTGCAGAAGCATTATTCCACGAAATCGTGGTAGAAAAATCAAGAGATATTTACGAATCACTACTTGAAGATGAAGAAGTAGAAGAAACAACTGATGAAGAAGTTGATGAAGCTACAGATGAAGAAGTAGATGAATCAGAAGAAGATTTAGACGAAGCAACTGATGAAGAAGTTGATGAAGCTACAGATGAAGAAGTAGAAGAAACAACTGATCAAGAAGTAGACGAGTTTATCGAGCCAGCTTTAGAAGGTGACCCAGTAGATGACATGATGGGTGACGTAGAAGACCCAGATATGGGCGGAGACATGGACATGGGCGGCGACGACATGGGCATGGGCGACGAAGAAGAAGATCTAGCTGACGAAGTTGCAGACCTAAAAGACGAACTAGAAGCATTAAAAGCTGAGTTTGAAGCAATGATGGGCGACGAAGAGCCAGGAGACGAAGAGCCAGCTGACGACATGCCAATGGACATGGATTCAGAAGAAGGCGAAGACGAAATGGAAGCCTTTGAAGCAACAGACGAAGAAGTTGAAGAAGCAACAGACGAAGAAGTTGAAGAAGCAACAGACGAAGAAGTTGAAGAATCAAAAACTGCAAAGTCACAAACAGAAATCATGCGTGAATACACAGATAAAGTCACAGCATCAATGGGCGACAATGGCGCAAATGCAACATCACCAGTAGCAGGCAAAAACGATATGGGCGGAACAGCATCAAATATCGTAGCAGGCGGCGAAGCTGATACAAAAGGCACAGGCGCAAGCTCACCTAAAGAAGATAACGCAGGGAACAGAAACGTTCCAGGCGGTACAAGTGCTAAATCAGGCACTAAAAACGAACCTGGCCACGGCGCTGAGAAAAAGGGCAAGCCAGAGCAAGCAGCTAATACTAAACCAGTAATTGGCGGCTAAACTGAAGGACTGACGCATGAAACTACTTAACGAACATCTGAGTTTCGACCAGGCTAAAATTGTTGTTGAGTCTGCCAACGAAGGCAAAGATCTTTACATGAAAGGTATTTGCATTCAAGGCGGAGTACGCAACGCAAATCAGCGTGTTTATCCCGTTAACGAGATTGGCAGGGCTGTCACCACACTCAACGAACAAATTAGTGGTGGCTACTCAGTGTTAGGAGAAGTAGATCATCCAGATGGACTTAACATTAACTTAGATCGTGTAAGCCATATGATCACAGAAATGTGGATGGATGGACCAAACGGTTATGGCAAGTTAAAAGTTTTACCTACCCCGATGGGACAACTAGTTAAAACAATGCTAGAAAGCAGCGTTAAACTAGGTGTTTCATCGAGAGGTAGCGGTAATGTAAGCGAAAGCGGTAACGGTGAAGTATCAGATTTTGAGATTATCACTGTAGACGTTGTGGCGCAGCCAAGTGCGCCAGGCGCATACCCAACACCGATATACGAACATCTTATGAATAGCCGAGGCGGTTATAGGGCGTTCCAAACATCAAGGGAAGTTCAAGGCGACAAACAGGCACAAAAGTATTTAAAAGAGAGTCTATTACATATAATAGACAAACTCCGCTAACTAGGAGAGGATAGAAAATGTTAGATGCACTAAAATCACTCTTCGAAAACTCAGCACTATCGGAAGAAGTGCGTACTGAACTAGAAGAAGCATGGAACGCAAAGGTGAAAGAAAATCGCCTGCAAGTAACAGCTGAACTACGTGAAGAATTTGCTAAAAAGTATGAGCATGATAAATCAACAATGGTTGAAGCCATTGATGCTATGATGACAGAAAAACTTAGTGAAGAAATCGCAGAGTTTGCTGAAGACCGTAAACAATTAGCAGAAGCTAAAGCAAAGTTTGCAGTTGCACAACGTTCAAATGCTAATCTAATGAAGAACTTTGTTTCTGAGCAACTTGCAAAAGAAATCAAAGAACTACACGCTGATCAAAAAGCAACAAAAGATAAGTTTGTTGCTCTAGAAGAGTTTGTAGTAGAAGCACTTGCAAAAGAACTTGCAGAGTTTTACGAAGATAAAAAAGATCTTGCCGAAACAAAAGTACGTCTTGTACGTGAAGGCAAAGCTCATGTTGATAAAGTTAAACAAACTTTTATCAAGAAAAGTGCAGCATTAGTATCTGAAACAGTGTCAAAAACTCTTACAAAAGAGATTTCAGCATTAAAAGAAGATATTGACGCAGCACGTGAAAATGATTTTGGTCGTAAGTTATTCGAAGCATTCGCTAATGAATATCAACACTCATATCTTAACGAGAAGAGTGAAACTTCAAAACTTCTAAAAGTTGTAGATACTAAAAATCAACAGCTATCAGAAGCTAAAGAAGCAGCGGCTAAAGCAATCAAACTTGCAGAAGCACAAGCAAATCAAAATAAAATGATCACTGAAAGTGTGAAACGCAAAGAAATGATCGACGATATGGTTTCGCCATTAAGCAAAGACCAACGTGATATTATGATGGACTTACTGGAATCAGTTCAAACACCAAAGCTACGCTCGGCGTTTGACAAGTATCTACCGGCAGTAATCGACGGTAACACTCCAGCAAAGAAGAAGGCAGTACTAGCAGAGGCAAAAGAAGTAACAGGCAACAGAGAAAACAAAAATGACATCAAAGCAGACGTAGACCACAATGTGGTTGACCTAAAACGTCTTGCTGGATTATAAAGAGGAGAAACCAATGTCAGAACTATTAGAAAGTCGCTGGCAAGATACAAAAACAGCACTTCTTGAAGGCCTTTCAGGCAACCAAAAAGCTGTAATGGCATCAACTCTAGAAAATACTCGCAAGTATCTTTCAGAGACAGCAACAGCTGGTGCTACATCTGCCGGTAACATCGCAACTTTAAACCGTGTGATCCTTCCAGTGATCAGACGTGTTATGCCAACAGTCATCGCAAACGAGATTGTTGGTGTTCAACCAATGACTGGTCCAGTTGGTCAGATCCACACTCTACGTGTACGTTACAGTGATTCATTCACTGGTGCATCAGGTGGTTCAACAACAGCTGGTGAAGAAGCACTTTCACCTTTCAAAATTGCAGAAGGATATTCAGGTAACACTAACGGTGTTGCTGATTCAACTGCAACACTTGAAGGTAGTGCAGGTAACAGACTAAGCATTCAGATCTTGAAACAGACTGTAGAAGCGAAAACACGTAAGTTAAGCGCACGTTGGACCTTCGAAGCTGCTCAAGACGCTCAGTCACAGCACGGCATCGACGTAGAAGCAGAAATCATGGCTGCATTAGCACAAGAGATTACTGCTGAAATCGACCAAGAGATTCTTTCATCTCTAAAAACATTAGCAGGTACAGGTACTGACACATATAACCAAACAACAGTATCAGGTACAGCAACATTCGTAGGTGACGAACATGCAGCATTAGCAGTTCTAATCAACCGCGCAGCAAACAGAATCGCACAGCGTACAAGACGTGGTGCTGGTAACTGGGCAGTTGTGTCTCCAGCAATGTTGACTGTTCTACAGTCTGCAACAACTTCTGCATTTGCACGTACAACAGAAGGCACATTTGAAGCACCAACAAACACAAAAATGGTTGGTACATTAAATGGCGCAATGAAAGTATACGTAAACACATATGCAGCAGATGATGACGTATTAGTCGGATACAAAGGTACATCAGAATCAGACGCAGCAGCGTTCTACTGCCCATACATCCCATTGATGTCAAGCGGTGTTGTACTAGATCCAACATCATTCGAACCAACAGTGTCATTTATGACTCGTTACGGATATGTTGAGCTATCAAACAACGCATCGTCACTAGGTAACGCAGCTGACTACTTGGAAACAGTAGAGCAAGCAGGCGCATTGTCTTTCAGCTAAGTTTTTACCAAACAAGTTTTAAAATAGGCCCTACGGGGCCTATTTTTATGATAACTACTATATGGACATAAGTGTAGAAAAAACCCCAAAACAAAAACTAAGTCAGTATGCAGTTGACACAGCAAGTAGTGTAAGTATTACACATTTGCCTAAAACTGATTTATCTCGTGTAAAAGATGCAGCAATAGAGTTAAACCAACAAGCAGGTAGTGCAAAAGCAGTTGCACACATTGCTGCACGTAATATTCAAAGCCAAAGTGAACTACATGAAAACTGTATTGCTATGCGCAAAGCAGGTGTAGATAAGGTTTTGCTTATAGGTGGTAGCACATACGAAGGCAAAGTATATCAAACTTTTTATGAAGTACGTAACGAGATCGAAGATTATGGATTTAAAATGTATTGTGGTGTGTATCCACAAAGCGAAACATATTCAAATATGCAATGGACAAAATACATGCATTTTGAAGGCGGCATTAGTCAACTTTGTTTTAATCCAAGACTACTTAACACTTGGGAAAAGAAAACAAGATTTGGCGTTGCCACAAATTGCACACTGAACGGGCTTTGGAAGTATGCTAAGTTATGCGGACTTACTGATAGTGTTGCATACGCTGTAGGTAACTTGAGAGGACTTACTTATGTTAGTGCCAAAGGATTTAACACAGTAAAATTTGTAAAAGATTTAAGAAATAATCCTATTCATTTATATAACTTTGGCAAGTTAGATCAAACACTTTTACAACTGGAGATGATGTAATGTTAGAAAAAGGACAAGTATACAAGTTCACAGGAATATGGGGACATATTAAACCAGACACATGGGGACAGAATCGTGTTGATGTGTTATTCAAAAGAAACGAACATAAACTAGTTTTAGGTGACCATGTGCAGTATGATCTTACTGAAAGAAAAGAAAGAAAATATGCAGAAAATCTTAAAAAAATAGGTTGACCTTTAGAGATTCTTTTGTTATATTATAAACATAACAAAGACGACGGTCCTAGTTAGATAGTGCAAGGAAACGCTGCTAACCCAGGCAGTAACTTGATTCACACGCTGTGGTGGCGCTGTAAGACTTAGGTGACTAAGAGTTGCAGAGAAAGTAGAACTAACCATTCTATTGTGAAGTTCCGTGCTGTTTTGAGCCTGATGGGGCATAGTGCGGTTGTTGGTAATCAGTAGTCCAACCTATCATATATTATAAAAAGGTCTATTTTGATAGGCCTTTTTTTATGAACATTATAACCCATTTTTTCCTTTTTGATAAATACTTATGTCATGATAAGAGCCTCATGATGAGGACTTATGCGGAACCAACCGCGTAGACCTAGAACGTCATAAAGGAGAAACAAATGGGACGTCCTATTAATAAAAGATTCTTCGGTGCAACCGGAGACGACTCACAACCAACAATACCAGTAAGATATCACAATGGTTCATCAAGTGTAGAAGGATACATTGTAAATCAAAAAGGTACAAACAAATTTACAGTAACAACTAACGGTACAGATACATTTATTTGCAGACTAGTTAACGAAATGGCACCAAACGCAGCAGGCGAAATGTCATTAGTAGGTTTAACAGGTAGTGCTGTTATCCTCAAAAAAATGTTTAACAGAACAGCAGTTGACTGGAACGGAAATCGTTATTCATGGACTGTAGAAGATGACTCAACAGAATCATTGATTAGACTTACAGCACTTTAAGGAGTCTTAAATGGCTGAACGTATTAATCGTATAGGTGCAGACAAGTATACCATCAAAGTTAATGCTGATGGTGATATTGTACTTGATGTCGGCGACGGCGGCAAGGTTACAGTTAGTGGTAACCTAGACGTTCTTGGCGAAACAACCAGTATTGGTTCAAGTACACTTGTTGTTGATGATAAAACTATTGTTATTAACAATAATGATCCTGGCGGAGACGCTGGTATCACTGACCTATTAGACGGATACAACAGAGGCGCAGGTATTATTATCGAAAGAGGTCCTGACGCTTTTGAAGCCAGACTGTTCTATGATGAAGATTTAGATTCAATAAGAGCTGGCGCAACACCTGTTAACGAAGGTGCGTTTGTATTTAAACTAGGAAATGGAAATCTATCAGGTATCCATACAACTAGTATTTTTACAGACACTAACGAAGACTTGTACTTACTAGGTACAGGAACTGGTGTTGTAACTGTTGTAGGCACAACTGACTACGAAAAGCAAGTTTGGCCTTATACAGGAAGTGCAATCACTGTAAATCCATCTGCAGACGATGGACTACAACCACCTATTGACGACGATGCACTTGTTAACGCAAAAGGTTTAAAAGACTATATAAGAGATTATAATCTTTATAATTTCCAAACTAAAATTTTAGATGGCGAGTTATCAGTAACAAGTGTTGAAGCACTTGATCAAGAATCGGGTGCAGGAACTAGTAGAGTTGAAGTAACTGTAGACGGTGCTGTAATAGGTACATTTTATGAAACTAGATTTGAAGTAGACAACTTACGTTTCAGCGGACAAACAATCACAAACAATGGTATAAACCAGGATATAATCCTTACCGGCTCAGGCACAGGTAGAGTACAAGTAGACGGTTGGCAAAACTTCACAATTGAAGCTGATCCAGCAGCAGCACCTTCTGAAGGTGTTACTATATATTCAAAGACACTTGCAGATGGCGGTACAGGATTGTTTTTTTACAATGAAGACGGCACTAATGACGAATTTGTAAGCAGAAACAAAGCATTACTTTATAGTATTATTTTTTAAGGAAGAACAATGGCAGTAGTAAATAGCGCAATAGCAACAACAGATACAACCTTAATAACTGTGCCAGCAGAGAAAAAATATGCTTTGACAACACTTCTTGTATGTAACACAGGCGCAGACGATGGAGCAGGAACAAATGACACTAGTGTAGATGTACACGTTGTACCAAACGGAGACACTAAATCTACAACTAACCTGATTTTGAATGACTTGGAAATCGCCGCAGCAGATACATTTACTTTTTCTGCAGAACGTTTAATATTGGAAGCTGGAGACAGACTTATTCTAGTAGGACAAAGTCCTACTAATCTTGTCGCTACATTAAGTTATTTGGAAGTATAAATGAGTTTTATTAAAAGACAGTCATTACATCAAAGGAAAGTAGGAGATAAAACATTTATCTTGACTGCCGACGGTAATGTTGAAATGAACCTCGATGAGGGTAAAACATTTACAGTTGCCGGTGACATGCAAATTACAGGTACTCGAGCAGGACCTACAACAACAAACATCTATTACGTGTCAGAAGAAGGTAGTGATGATAATGACGGAAGAAGTTTTGATGCTAATGGTGCTTTTGCAAGTGTTAAAAAAGCAGCAGAAGTAGCACCATCAGGATCAACTATTATTGTTGCACCTGGTGATTATTATGAAAACAATCCAATCACTTTAAGAGACTTTGTAACTGTTAAAGGTGATGGCGAGTTACGTAACACAAGAATATTTCCTAAAAACAACACAGATGACTTGTTCTTTATGGGTAACGGTTGCTACCTATTCCAAATGACATTTAGAGGATTACGTTATCCAGGATGGTGTGCAAGAATACGTCCAGGCGCTCTAGTAACAACATCACCTTATGTACAAAACTGTACTAACATGAACGGTCCTTGGTTAAACGACGGAACAGAATTTATTCCGTTTGAAACAGTGCAAATCGAAGGCATCGAACCAGGTGCAAGACCGTTACAAGTATCAGATTATCCAGACTTACCGACTGAAAAACAAGTTAACGACACAGGCGGCGGTGGAGGTATATTAGTTGACGGTGACGAATATGATCCAGCATCACTTGTGTTCTCATTCGTTGCTGACGCATTTACACAGATTTCACAAGGTGGTATTGGCTTCCACATTACAAACTTTGGTTATACACAGATTGTTAGTTGCTTCTCAGTTTTCTGTTCTGTTGGTTTCTTAACTACCAAAGGCGGCTACCTATCAATTTCAAACTCAGTTAGTGACTTTGGACTAGAAGGTGTAAAAGCAGATGGATTTTATCCTATTGCATACACAGGTGCTGTGCCTGCTGCAAACTATTATTCAAGTGTTGCAAGTATTACACTTGATTTTGCAGGTCAAGGATATACAAGCACACCTACAGTGACATTTGATGCGCCAACAGGAGTCGGAGGAGTAACTGCTACAGGTACAGCGACAGTTGATTTAACAACAGGCGAAATTGCAGCAGTTAGTATTACTAATCCAGGTAGCGGTTATAAAACAATACCAAATGTAACATTTAGCGGAGGTGGAGCAGCCATTGATGCTACTGCTGATGTAAACCTTAGAACAAATGGAAGTATTGAGATTTCAAGTTTGCGTGATAAACCTGCAACAGGTAGTATTATTAAGTTTGAAGGAGATGATACATATTACTATATTACAGGTAGTGAAGTATCTGTTAATCCATTTACATATAATGAAGAGACATGTAAACGTGACGTAAGACGCATTATTGATGCAGTAACTGGCGATATTGTAATGGGTACATATTATCAGAGTACAGCAGCAGCAACAAGTTACCTAAGAAGCACATCAAGAAAAGTTATACTTGATCAGCTTGCTCCTACAATATTTGCTATAAACTCTGTAAGAGATGAAATGAAAGCTCTTACATCGAACTTAGCTATGAAAGAAGAAATAGATCAGCGTATTGCTATTATTACAAGCACATTGGCAGCAGATGATAGTAGTGTGACTGAGTTTATAGGTAGCGATTATTTAGATAGCTTAAATGATTTATCAAGTATCGACGACGAGATTATTCAAGCTAAAGATAATATTTTACAAAACAGAGATTTTATTTTAGATGAAATCTCAGCATACATTAATGACCAGTTTACTGAACTAAGTTATAACACTGCACACTACGAAGAAGACTTAACAGAATTTTTGAATGCCTTAGCTGAGTATATGGCACACGGCGGCGATCACTTGGTTATTAGAGCAGCACAAGAATTTAGATTCAGAACAAGATTTGAAGATTTACTTTTATCAAGTTTTGATTATTTGAGACAACAAGTTTTAGGCTACTCAAATGTATCTGCGGATGCGACAGCAGTTGAAAGAACAAACGAAGCATTTAATGTTTTGAAAAATGTTGTCGACGATGGCGATAGTGCTGGATTAGTAGCAACTTTTAATGAAAGTGCAGGAGCTACAGCAAATGGTATTGATACTAAAGATCAGTTACAAGCAAACAAAGAGTTTATTAAAGCAGAGTTTGTTGCATACCTAGATACACTAGATTCAACAATAACTTACACAGAAAGTGAATGGTTAGGTTATGTTGAAAATCTTGTAGATGCATTAACTTATGATATGTTATATGGTGGTAATAGTGCGACTGTACAAGAAACAAAATATATTTTTAATGCAGTAACATGGAGCGACTTTACAACATCGAATATACAAGCAATAGAAGATGCATTTGCTAGAGTAAGATTTATTGTACAACGTATTGTTAGAAACTTAACAGTAACAAAAACAGCAGCTAATGCTGAAAACCAAGATTTTTCAAGTGGTAGTGCCACACAAGTTGAAGCAACAGCTCTTGATGCATTAATACAAAATTTAGAGTTAGTCATTGACGAACAAGCCTTAACTAATCTTGCTACTAAAATATATCCTGTAACAGAAGATGAACCTGCAGGACAACAAAATGCTAAACTTACATTGCAACCACAAGTTGCAAACTTGATTAGCCTTGCAGCAGATTATAACCTTACAAACAATCCTGATTTAACTTATAATATAGAAAAATGTAAAAGAGATGTTGGCTATATTTTTGATGCTATATATAGAGATGCTCAGTTAGGTACAAATCATAACAGTATTACAGCAGGACTTGCTTATACGAGAGCAAATGTTGCTTACTTGAATACACAACAAAAACCAGCAACTATTATTGCACTTAGAGAAGCAAAAAGATTACAAGTTGCAGCAGCTAACGGCGAAGCAGCTTTCCAAGAAAAAGTTGGAGATTTATGGGATAATGTACTAGATATTATCGAGTTTGAGCAACAGCCTAGCGAAGGACTTGAATATCCAGAACCAGGACCTGCAAGTACAAATCTTATCAACGCACATGCACAACTAGTAGCCAACAGGGACTTTATCAAAGCTGATGTTGTTGCGTACATTAATGCAAACAACTTTACATATAATGAAGAAAAGTGTCGTAGAGACACAGGACTTATTATAGACGCAGCAGGTTACGATGCATTACTTGGCACAAACTATAATGCAGTAACAGCAGGACTTGCATACCAAAGAGCTAACAGTGCAAAAGTTTTAAGTGATCAGTTGACTGAAACTGTTGCAGGTATTACTTTTGCTAAAAATGCAGCGAGTACAGCAACAGCAAGTGATGCAACAGCACAAAGTGATGTTGAAGCAGCATTTGACGAAGTGCTAGATATTTTACAGAACGGCGTATCAAATGCCGATGCACTTACATGGACAAATCCAACTGCTGCAACAACAGGACAAATTAATGCTAGACTACAACTGCAAAATAACAGAAACTTTTTAGCAGCAGAAGCAGTCAGTTACATACAAAACAACTATGAAAACTTCACATACAATCAAGCCAAGTGCGAAAGAGACATTGGGCTTATAATGGATGCAGTTGCACTTGATGTTGCACTAGGTACAAACTACAACGCAGTGACAGCGGGTCTTTCATATCAACGTGCAAGTAGTGCCGATTTACAAGATGATCAAAAAATACAAACACTAGATGCATTACGTGAACTTAAAAAAGAGATTGTATTATTAGGGTTAAGTGACGATGCTGAACCATTAGCTGAAGCAGCAATGGATGAGATTATTGATATTTTAGATAACGGTGTATTAAGCACAGATACAGCAGCAGATGCGCTAGTATTTCCTACTCCTAGCTCATTACCAACTACAAATGCCGTTGAAGCAAAAGATCAACTAATAGCAAACAAGACCTTTATTGTTGCTGAAATCACTGCATGGATAGCAGTCAACTTTCCAAGTTTAACTTACGACAGCACAAAATGTGAACGTGATGTTGGTTATATTGTTGACGCAGTTTGCCATGATATTTTATACGGTGGCAACAGTGCAACTATCACAGCAGCAAGAAGTTATTTTGTTGACGGTACAGGACAGTTAGGATCACCTAGTGAAGAAGCTGCAACAGCAGATGCTTATAACAGACTAGCTGACATTATGGGCGATATTGTAATGGAACTACCTGTAACAAAGTCTACAGGCAACTCAGAAACACAAGATACAGCAGGAACTCCAGCAAGCTCAACAGAAGCAGATGATGTTGAAGGTTTGGTAACAATCATCGAAGATGTTATTAGAGCAGACGACTTAGATGATATTCCAGCAACAGTATTGCCAAGTGTAACTTGGGCAGCAAATGATTTACAACAAGCATACAACACAATAAAATCTAACAAAGAAGACGTAACAGAAACAGTTATTATACACATTGCAAACACATTCCAGTCATTCACATATGACGAAACAAAGTGTCGTAGAGATGTAGGAATAATGATTGAAGCAGTTGCATATGATGCATTGTTCAATACAAACTACAATCAAGTTACTGCTGGTCTTGCATATCAAAGAGCTAATAGTGCATATGTTTTAAGTGATCAAAACTTGCAAACTGTGAAAGCGATTGAATACTTAAGAGACGAAATAGATAACAGTGGTTTTGGATTGACCAGCTTGTATAAAACAAGAGTAAAAGCTGGCTTCAATGAGATACTTGATATTATTAACAATGGTACTGTAAGCACAGATACCGCTGCTGATACAATAAATTTTCCAGATAGTGGACTAGATGCAGAATATCCAAAAGCAGTTACGCAGATACAAGCAAACAGAGATTTCTTAGCTGTTGAAACAACTGCATATGTAACAAACAACTATCCTCTTCTTACATTTGACAGCGACAAGTGTGCAAGAGATGTAAAGTACATTGTTGATGCAATATGCTATGATATCATGTATCGTGGTAACTTAGCGTCAAAACAAGCGGCAGAAAGTTATTTTGTTGGAACCAGTAGTCAACTAGGTGCAGGACAACAGGCAGCAACAGTAGCAGCGTATCAAGAACTTGCAAACGTTCTAAGTGATGTTGTGCAACAAATCTCACATGGCACACTAGAACAAGTAGGAACTGCACAAGATACTAGCAATCCTGGCGCTACACTTGCTATTGCTAACGAAGCAGAAGCATTGCTACAACTTGTTGAAGATGTTATTGCAGCAGGCAATATCAGCACACTACCAGCAGACGATTTGCCAAACACAACATGGCCAACAGCAAGTTTACAAGCAGACTTTGGATTGCTATTCACAACATCAAGGGTAGAGTTTTACCAAGATGAAGTGATTGATTACATTAATAGAACGTTTACACGTAGTTTTACATTTGATGCAACTAAGTGTAACAGAGATACAAAATATATTATTGATGCACTCACATATGATATCTTATATGGCGGCAATAGTGCTACACACCAAGCAGCACAAGCATACTTTGTTGGTGCTACAAGCCAAGTTGCAGGACAGCAAACTGAAACAGCTGATGCATTAGGATGGGTTGATACCCTATTAGGTAGTGTGTTACTTGATACAGTGTATGGAGATCCAGAACAGACAGCTGAAACACAAGATACCACCGCAGGTGCAGCTACTTCAACCGAAGTTGATAGAGTAGGAGAGCTAATAGGCATATTCCAAAATGTTATTAAAGACGGTATTGATCAGCTTCCAACAGAGACATATCCTGATACAACATGGGCAACTAGTGGTGCTCAAACTGCAATCGCAGCATTGAATACTGCGAAGGATACTATTGTTGCAGATACTATTACAGAACTAGAAGACAACTATAATGCTCTATCATATGATAGTGACAAGTGTGCAGAAGATACCGGACAGGTATTAGATGGAGTTGCGTTTGATTTGTTATATACAGGAAACATTGCTACACTTATTGCAACTAGAGCGTATTTCTTAGGTACTACACAATATTTGCCACAAGAACAAAGACAACCAACTGTCGATGCATATGCTCACTTCCAAAGTATTGCAAGTAGCTGTATTCAAGGTATAGCGGTTACACCACAAGCCGGAAACACTGAATCTCAAATATTGTCAGGAAACTACGGTACAAGTTTAGAAGCAAGTGATTGTACGTCTCTTATAGGTATTGTAAAAGATGCAGTAGACAACGGAACACTTGTTGGCACACCAAGCGAAATAGAGCCAGACTTTAGTTGGTTACCAGCAACTACAAGAAGTGCAGCAGCAAGTATGTTAGCACAAAAAGTAACAATACAAAATAGTGTTATCGACTTTATTAACAGTGATATTATTGGATTTACTTATAATATTGAGAAATGTAAAAGAGACACAGGTTATATTGTTGATGCAGTAGTATATGACCTAATGTATGGTGGTAACAAGCAATCACGTAGGGCAGGATTAGCATATTACAGTGGTGCAATACTTGGAGCAGCTAAGGTAGGAAACACCGATCAAGTTGATATTACAGCGTATTCATACTATTACTTAGGCGATATTATGAATAAAATAGCACAAAACGAAACTGTGACACCAAGTTACAATAACAATACAAGCCAAATACAAACCACACCTGATGCAGACACAAGCGTTGGTGCTAGTGTAGAGTTGCTTGTAGATAGACTTGCATTGAGTGTTCTACAAGGATACACCACAGGATGGAGTGAAGTTAACCATAACTACGAACTTGGTAGTAGTGTATACAATACAGAACGCACAACTATCGTAAATGCTACTGAAGATATTGTTGACACAAGTATTGCTGCATTGAATGCAGAATACGGTGGAACAGCACTTATTAATGTATTCCCAGGTATTGTTTCAGTAGAAACTACACAATCTGCAGGACTGTATAATGTGTCAACAATCAGTACTTCAGGACATGCTTTTGAGTATGTAGGTGCAGGTGTAACTTATAATGCACTTCCGTTCTTCGGCGGCACAGCTATACCTGAAAAAGAGATTATTGAGTCAAACCAGGGTAAGGTTTTTGCTGGTGGTACAGTTGACCAAATAGGTAACTTTAGAGTTGGTAACTTCTTTGGTGTTAATGCTCTAACAGGTGCTATTACCCTAAACGCTAACGAAATTGACTTGTCAGGACTTACAAGTGTAGGACCATTTATCAGAGACGGCATTCCAGTTGGTGTTGAACTAAAAGAGGTTAGTGATAACGCAAACTTAGTGGCAAGCGTTGGTACACAAGACTTTAACACTGTTCCAACACAGAAAGCAGTTTCAACTTACGTTGAGAACAGATACCTAAACAAACTTACAGGTGGTACTGTTGAAGGCAACACTACATTTGAAATAGATGTAAACATAGAAGGCAACTTGGTCTTAGTAAATAATGACCTTGAGGTGCAGTACGGTGGTACTGGTGTAAGCACATTTACTGAAGATGGTATATTATACGGTGACACTGCTAACCCTGTAAAAGTTACAGCCGCAGCAGGCACAAGTGATGCAAGCAACAGTTTCCAAATACTAACAGTCACAAGTGGTGCTGATAGCACTCCGGTATGGACAGATACTATCGATGGTGGTAGCTTCTAATAAAGCTGCCACTTTTACTCCTATGATAAATAACATTACAGCGATTTCTATCGTGTAGTTTTGGGCGTCTATATAGACCTGACCCGTACCTAAATAGGAGGCAGCCGGATGGCAACAACAATCAAACACAAGCGATCTGCGATCGCAGGTAAAAAACCTATAGTTTCGCAACTTGAATCTGGTGAACTAGCAATCAACACAGCAGACGGTAAAGTATTTTTACTACGTGACGATAGCACAGTTCAAGATATCACAAAACGTATTTTTGTTAATGATACTGAGATTACTATTGATGATTTTGGAGATAGTGCTTCAGCTGAAATCAACATGCGTGTTAATGATAATGATGCATTAAATGTAACAGATGCAGGTTTTAACTTTTTTAAAGACGTTGATGTTGAAAATGCCAACACACTTACATTCAAAGAACTTACTGCTTCAGGTGACGACGGTGTTTCATTAAAGGCACCAAACACACTAGACTCTGGTTACACCTTGACATTGCCTCCGACTCAAGGTTCAATCGGTCAGTTATTAAAAGTAGATGCCACAGGTAACCTTAGTTTTACAGATCCAGACGTGTTTGGCGGTAACGTTATCTATGTGTCTCAAGAACAAGGTGATGATGCTAATGACGGACAGAGCGCTCCTGTTAGAACAGTTAAGAGAGCATGTAAACTTGCTTCAGCATTGGTTTACAATGCAGACGGTACAATCAACTTCAAACGTGTCAACATCAAAGTTGCGGTTGGAGACTACACAGAAGACAATCCAATCATTGTTCCAGATAACACAGTTATTAAAGGTGACGGTTTGCGTGGTTGTATTATCCGTCCTGCTAATGCTAACCAAGACATGCTTCGTGTACGTAATGCATGTTACTTTGGTGAATTTACTTTCCGTGATGGTGTAGATAACAACTTTGTTCCTACATTGACAGCAGACTATGCTGTGGCATTTGATGATCCGTTTGATACAACTATTACAGACAGAGCAGATTACACAAACTTGCCTAGCACAAGACCAACTATTACTACGTCACCGTATATCCAAAACTGTTCGATTCTTTCGTTCTTAGGTATGAACGGTGCTAAGATCGACGGTGCAAAAGTTGAATCGCCCAACGTTCCGGCATTTGGTATCGAGGCTGAAAATCCAGTCGTCGGTGCTATACCTGAACAAGGTAAGTCAATGGTTGCTAACGCATTTACTATTTTATCGTTTGGTGGTACAGCGTGGAGATTACTGAACGATGCCTATGCACAGATCGTGTCTTGTTTTGAAATCTTCCTACTCAACGGTGTTTACTGTCAGTCAGGCGGATATTGTTCTATTACCAACTCTGCTACAAACTTTGGTTTGTATGCTCTACGTTCATCAGGTTATTCACCAAAAGCATTTAGTTTTGATAGAAGTCACGTAACTGCAACTGGTCAAGCAGATGGTAAACAAACTGTAAGTATTGTAGGTATCAATCGTGATAGTCCTGTTGAAGAATTTATTTTAAGATTCCGTGAACCAGAATATAAAACTGCTCACGACTTGTTGATATTAAACAAAGATTTGATAGCAGATGATGTTGTGACTTGGATTAATGCACAGATATCTGGTGCGTCACCAAGTATTTGGGCTGGTTTTACTTATAGCGAAGATAAGTGTCGTAGAGACACACAACTATTACTAGACGCTATCAGATATGACATTATTTTTAACTCAAACTATAGAACTGTTAGTGCAGCCTTAAGATATTTTAGTGGTAGTTTTCCTACATTTACTGATCAAAAAGATCAGCATATTGCAGCATTTGGACAAGCAAAAACATT